ATCTGAGATGCAACGAGAGAATTACTCTCATCGTAAACATTCACAGTTAATACAGCGGAGTCGGCCCAGGCCTGGGGAAGATACTCAATCATACTTGTTAGGTAAGTGTAGAGAAACACATATATCGTACTACTAAAGTAGTATAACATATATAGTGGTTTAGAACCACCATGAGATCAGATAAAACCGATAAGAAGTATAAACTTCTTAATGGTTCACTGAACTCAGGTGCTGGTTCCCTCTAATGCACTAGGCAACGCTTCTAAGATAGGTTCCAAAATCGGAAACAACGGGATAAGGGCTGTTACATAATTATATGCACTAACCACCCCCGCTTCTATCAGGCAATACCCGATAGCTACCAAAGAGATTATTGCGAAACCTGAACTGAACTTAACCAATCTTCCAAGAGTAAACAATGTTCCTAATCAAGGAGCAAAGGTTACAAATCTTCGAAGAGGTCGAGCTCATCAGGTTTGCCCTAATGGTCGGTATAAAATCATATTCTTCATGAATCGGAAAGGGTTAATAACCCTGCTTAATCCGATTCCCAAAGGTAATGAAAGGGATAAAATTCCTATATCGCTATTAAGGTATCAACCTCAATAATAACCAAAAACTAGAAGTAATAATATCATGTTTAATAATAAGCATTTAAAGTCAAGACGGAGTTAAACCGTTGAAGATTCCCGTTACATTATTTTCCATTACGTTATGGTTTCCGTAACATTGGGTAGTAATTAAAGGCTTCCAAGCCTAGGAGTTTCTTCCGACTGTGATCCAATTTTTAAAGGACACTATCGTAGGAGCCCTCTGAATCTATTTAAATGAAATGATTATTGCACAGGAACTATTGCTTTCTTAGCAGGTCGAGGTTGTAATATTCTTATTCATCTCTTTCATAGTTCTGCGTTTCGACTCTTAACCCTAAATAGTTTCTTCTTAGAACCTATTAAAAGGTTACTTTGGTCAACCTTGACCGTAAGTAAAGAAAGAGTTCGATGACACTTTAACATAGCTTTGAAAGCCATGTATAAGTCAGGATTTTTCCCTAAAGAGAAATCATCAATAATCTGTGAAAGTTCTAACGTTTGATTGTTCAGATCCCTAACCAAGTCTCTAATTCTATTAGACACTGTCAGAGATTGCGCAGTCCAAAACGAAGGGAACGATCGAGATTGAGGTGAATTTACTCTTGGTTTGAATCCTTCAGATCTAACCAGAGACTTTCAGCCAACCAGGTCCACCTGGCTCTTCAGGATCAGAGTTAACTCTGTTGCAAGAATCCCTCAGAAAACTGAAGGACTCGCTACATCAGAAACTCATGATCTTAAAGAAGCCTGGTCAGTGGGGAAAGTCATTAAGACTTTCACTCATCTGTATCGACCGGATAATCGCGAAGCAGGTAGATCCGCCGAAGATAAGACTTTATATCCATACCCCATGATCTGAAGAACAGATCTATAGGATACTGAATATTTTCTTGTCAATTCGACAAAGGAAGTTAAGCTTGTAGAAGCTTCCGAAAATTCTCTAAAAGGAACAGGAGAAACATCCTGACCTTTAAAGAAGGTTCGTTTAGCAAACTCAAGTCCTAACCCGTTCTTACTAATAATCGACTTCGATTTATTAATAGGAACATCTATCATCTTCATGATATTTAGGTATTCTCTGGCTACACCACTATGTGCGATTACTATATCGTCACCTAGTAGGGCGTACGCCTTGAATAACTTTCCGATCGGGACTACCTTGGCCTTTCACGCACTGACTTGAACAAGAAAGTGGTGAGTAAATGCTAGCATGGCTCATGACGATAATGCTCCCATTGGTTGACCTGTCGAGTAGAAAATAGGTTTATCTTTTAGATAATAAGCCCTTCCTACTAACAAGTTCGTCCAATGTCGAGCTAAATCGTAACCTATCAGAGGAGCTAGGATCGCTTCTTGTAAAATAACAGGAAGTCGATCTGTAGCTGCTGATAAGTCAAATGAGAACAACCCGGATCGTAAGTCAGATCTAAACAATCGATTGATTGGTTTGAGCTGGTTAAACGTTCCATCCATAGGGATAGTCTTTAAAATCTTAAAGATTGCCTTATGGATAGGTCTTAAGACCCATTGGGTT